GCGGCGCCGTATTACAATCCGCTGCCTTGAAGTACTTGACACTTGGTGCTACATAATCCAAAAGGAGATGTTCAATGAACCTCTTAGGAAGAACAAAAATTGTACCCTCGATCGTGCCGGTAGTTTCGTCTTCGGCATTGACTGAGGTTGTAATTGACTGCACCGGCTTCGACCGTGTCTGTCACATTATCGCTGTGGGTGCGATCGCGACCGGCGGAAAGCTGGACTACAAGGTGGAAGAAAGCGCAAACTCCGACGGATCAAGCGCAAGTGCCATTACCGGCGCCGCGTTGACACAGATTACTGATACTGGCGGATCGAAGATATATGCGATTGACGTTCCTGTCAATCCTGCCAAACCCTACCAGATTGCTGTCGGCGTGGCTGCGACTGCTAACGTTGCTGTTAGCGCTGTAGCTGTCTTGTACGAAGGCTCGGGCACATTCCCGAAGACCGCCGCAACACAGGCGATCATCCTCTAATTAGTGGGGGATAAGAGAGGGAGGGGTAATTCCCTCCCTCCGACCCCGAAAGTGAGAAAGTTTTATGGCTGACCAAATTGTAACAATTACACAAGACAGCGTGTTCTATCAGATTCAAAAGATATCATGGGATTGGCTGAGCGCTTCCGATGGGACTGTTAGTTCAGCGGCATTCGGCGCTTATATGGGCAAGATTGTCAAGGCGATTTTGGCTTCAGATAGCGGTGGCACTGCACCAACCAATCTTTATGATGTGACTATTGAAGATGAGGACGGATATGATGTTTTGAGCGGTGAAGGGGCAGATGTGACGAGTGCTGCTACTGTTTATCTGGTTGATCCAAATAAATGCTTATGGGTAAGGTCTAATTCGCTTACGCTAAAAGTGGCGAGTGCAGGTGACGCAAAGGGCGGGGTGGTTACGCTTTACATACTGCGCGCCTGATTGGAGATGAGATGGTAACTGTAAAAATATTAATACCATTCAGGTTTGAAATCGATAAGAAAGTGGTCGAGTTCGCACCGGGATTGGGCGAATTGCCAGAGGAAGCGGTTGAAGCTTTTGTGCGAGCTGGTTATGTCGCGCTGATTAATGATGAACCTGCTGTAAAGATAATCAATAAGCCAAAAGTAAAGGCTACTAAAACAGTCAAGAATGGTGAGGAAGCCGAATGAGCTACGCAAGCATGACTAACCTAAAAGACTATTTAGGTATAAGCGTTGCCACGACCGAAGACGACCCTCTGCTTACTGACTTGCTCACACGAGCTGAAGGTATAATTGACGCTTACACTGGCAGGCATTTTGAAGCTGAAACGGCAACCAAGTATTTCACCATTGACGACATTGACGGGCAGAACTTGTATTTATGGGGTTACGACCTGCTCTCTGTGACCAAGCTGACAAATGGTGACGGGGTTGAGATTGCATCTGGAAGCTACAAGCTATTTCCGCGCAATGACGACCCGAAATGGATTATCAGGCTGAATGAAGACAAGGCGTGGAACTTTACTAATGGCGATAGCGAAATCAGCGTTGCGGGCACGTGGGGCTATTCTGCAACCGCTCCCGCTGATATCACACACGCCTGCATAAGGCTTGCAGCTTTTCTATACCGGCAAAAGGATACCAGTGCTGATATTGACCGACCGATGGTGACGGGCGATGGTGTAACTATCATGCCAAGCGGTTTGCCTGCGGATGTGCAGAAATTGCTTGACCGGTATAAGCGAAGGGCGGCGGTATGAGTGTAATAACAAATGTTTACACCGCACTTAAAGCCAAGTCGATTACAACCACATCTGGTAAAACGCCGACTGTATATGGACTGAATGAGCTGCCAGAGAATATCACAACATCGCAATTGCCGTGCAGGCTTTTACTTCCGGTGGGTGGAACTCCGGGCGAAGGGCGGGATTTGAGCTTTATCGCGATCGGCACGGGGTTGACTGTCAATTGGCAGATTACCGACCTTATGCTCTGGCAAGCAAGCGAACAGGGGATTGGATTGCGGGAGTTTGCACCAGAGATTGTTGATTATGCTGGTAAGTATGTGGATATGCTAAGAACGTTTAGGTGTCCTTATGCCAATACAGCTTTGGAGTCTGCATCAGTGACACCGGGCGAGTATGAGTGGCCGCGTGGAAGCGGTCGGTTTTACGCTGGCGTACTTTGCCAGTTGAATATCAAGG